TTTGCCGTTGCCGGTGCGAAAGTCCGCCTGACCGCCGAATCCCTCGCCCGCATTCCAAGCGAACACCTGCCAATCGTCTGGCATTTGGTGTTCGCCTTCGTATCCAGCCAAACAGATTCGCATCAGAGGTTTTTTGCCCTCTTCAATCGCCCATTCGCGGACGGCATGAGCAACGCTGGTTGAGTCAATGCGATAGAGTGTCTCGTTTCGGTTGGCGGTGTCGGCGTAGGGTGGGTCTAAAAAAACCGCCGTCAATCCATGCTTGAAGGTGACGGACAGCCCGCAGACTCGCGACCAGTCACCACAGCACACGCGAACGCCGCGCAGGCGGTCGGAAAGCGCCCTGAAATAGTTTTTCAAATCGTCATTGACTGGCAAAGGTGCGTTTCCTCCTGCTGGTCCGGCGATGGAAACACGCTTCCGATTGACCCCTCGCCCGTTGTCGCCGAGGTGGACGAGCTGCCGATTGACCCCTCGCCCGTTGTCGCCGAGGTGGACGAGCTGCCCGTCAACCACTTGCCAAGGACCATCACCCGAACAAAATCCGCTTCCGATCCAGCAGGCCATTCCCCACACCCACCAGCCGGCTATTTTTGCGTCATGAAATTCGGGATCACCCTCCAGCTTTGATTGCAGTGGTTCTTTTTGCCCGACCAGCCATGCGTGCCGAGCGTGGAGATCGTTTTCATTCACCGGCCAGTCCGCGTATTCAGCAACTTTGTCTGGGTCCGCCTTCAATGCGCGCCAGAAGTTGCTCATTAACCCGTCCGCGTCGTTGACCGTCTCAAGCGTGTGGGGAGCGGGGCGGTTCAGCAGCACGGCGCCGGAGCCGAAAAATGGTTCGACGTAATTCTTGACCGAGCCGAATCGTTTCCAAATTTCCGCCGCGACTTTTCGCTTTCCGCCGAAGTATGGGAATGGCGCTTTCACTTCTTTTGCTCCTCGATGGCGCGGCGGACAGGGAGCCACTTCATGGTGCAGTTTTCGGCGGTTCGAGCTGACTCGAACGCGAGGGATTTTACGTCCTGGGCGCTCTCTGGGTCAGAGTGTTCGAGCTGTCGGAAAAGTGCCCAAAGGTCTTCCGCCTCTTTTTTGTGCGCGAGAGCGAGTGAAGTCATAAATTTAGGTGACTATCCCTTCATGGCAAGTAACGCCATGAAGGGATGTTGTTATTTTCCAGCGGGACGTTTATCCAGCCCTTTTTCCGCGAGGATGGCCGCGAGGTCATCCACATGGAGACAGTCACACATACACGCACCGATGATGATGGCCGGGCCTTGTGGGCCATAGCCGGTTATCACCAGTTCGCCGTTGCAGTGGTCGTTTCCAGCGACTGCGTTTTGCAGTTGTCCGCTGGCGGCAATCTTGCCACTGGACGATTCCAGTTGGATTACCTTGTCTCCGTTCTTTGCTTCTCTGCCGTTTCTGTAGTGCATTTTATTTTTTCCTTTCTCTTTTGTTGTTTACTTGCCGTCAAGGGATACTCGCCTAAATTTATCGGTCGGACGGGGGCAACTGGTTGTGCGCGGTCGGTGGTCGGTCGTTCAGCATGCGGATCGCGTGACTCATGGTCTGGATTTCGACGCAGATGTTCGGCCGCCGTATCATGCGGTCAGGTATGCGCGGGTCGATTGCCCCCAGCTGCTCCAGCATCAGATTGCTGGTGATGATCGTCCAGCGATTTTCCCGCGCGCCAACCAGCGCGTTTAGCTGCTCGGTGGCAAAACCTGTGGTGTCGCGCTCGGCACCGATGTCATCCAAAAACAGCACAGGCCATCGGGCCATGTCGCGGAGCAACTCAAACGAATTCCCGGCGCGCAGGTCCGACACAAAACAGGGCCAATAAATTTCGTGGTGGTTGAATTGCGACCCGCGCCAGTCCAGGCGGTTGGAGAGGTGCACCCACAGCCGGCGGCCACAATGCGTCTTTCCGGTGCCGGTATTTCCGAGGATTGTAATCCATCGCGGGTAATCGGGGAAAAGCTTAAACCCCAGGGCAAAATTAGCGCAGGCGTTTATTAGCGCGGTGATGTCTTTGTCATTGTGGGGTTGGATTTTCAGCCATGCGGCCCAGCCTTCCAAGGCCTTTGTACTGAGAGGCAAGTCCCTCGTTGGCGGTTCCGATACTTCGGTCAACGTGTTGCGGAGGATGGTGGCTGCGTTTTTCATTGGATTTGTTGTCGGGTTCATGGATGGATTGCCAGTTGGCGGTGATTGAGTGAAGAATGGCTTTCAAAGCGCGCTCCGGTCCCATGGCTTCGAGGGCTTTGATTTGAGCTTCGGCTGAGATGATCGTCGGTGTTTTTCGGAGCTGCTTCAGGTGTTCGAGCCATTTTCTCCATGCGTCTTGGATTGCCGGCGAGTTTATGGACAGTGGCAGCTTGTAGGGGTCGGATTGTGGTTCGACTTCTGGAAAATCATTAAAGCCGATGCTACAAGCATGCTCCAAGCAATGCTTGTCTCCTATACTGTCTTTATTTGGAGACGGAGACGGAGACGGAGACGGAGAGCTTTTTCTAGGTTCGTTTCCATAAACCACTAGGTTATCACTAGCTTTCCTAGGCCTTCCTCCTAGCTTTCCGTTTTTTGCCCTACTTTCCCTGAAAATACGCTGTTTTTTGCGCTCGAGCTCCAGACGCTTATTTTTTCCGCTCGGAAACTTGCTTAAAACATGCTCGGAAACTTCTCCCTTCGCTACAATTTTCATGCGTGAAACATCTTCCGAAAGTTTACCGGCTGACCACTGGTGGCAAAGCAATAGGATATACGCCCCGACCTCCTCTTGAGTCATGGTCGATACGCCCGCCACAAAGTCGTCTGGGTAGAATTGAAAAGCAGGTGGATTCATTCGCAACAACTCAAAGGACGCCCCAACGTGAAACCCAGCTCAGGGCCGCCCGCAAGGGCAGTGAAGGCCATGTGGCGTTGGAGCGTCTTGTGAATTTTTGCCATATCGCTGGGTTTCAATCAGCAAAGGAAATTTAGCATGGTGTTTATGCGGGGTCAAATTGAAACTCACTGGCCGCGTCCGCGTTGGCCTGGGTCAGATAATCACAAGCCGTCTTGAAATACGACGGCTTCAACTCTACCACGTCAGGCGCGTGTAAAGGGGTCTTGGTCGATTGCAACCCCAACAGTGCAGGATCTTTTAGTTTCGAAGCTATAAAAATTAGCGCTTATTCCCTCCACAAGAGCGCCTTTCATCCGGCGCATGGCGGACATTAGGATTCCAATTTCGACCATCTTATTCCATTCAGACAAAATTATAGCCTCACGAATGACCCGCACCTTGCTGCCGGTGAGTTCGATAAGTCCCCAATTTTCGGGCAGCATTTCTGGCATAATTACCCCCGGCAAACTCAAATAATAGCGGTATGCTCCGATACCTTTTTGGGGATGCAATCGAAATGGTTTTTTGGCATCAGCATAAAAATCTGATCGACTTGCTTTGCATTCAACTAATGTGGACACGCCGGGGCATCTCCAGCCAATTGCGTCAGGTCTCTCAAATCCGACTGAAGCCATTTCGGTTATTATGATGGAGTGTTTTTGCTTAGCCAGCCAACCAGCCGCTGCTAAAACAAGATGTTTGTGGTTCATAATTCAGTTTTGCGCTCGAAGGCCAGGACCCACACCCAAGGGTTCAAATCCCATGACCCATGGCCGTTTATTGACTCCCAAAGTTCGCGGAAGGCGGCTTTTGCTGTTAAGTGTCCAACTCCGGGAGCGGTCGCGTAGCCTAAATAAAACGTGCTGCCCGGCGTTTCGCCTTGGTCGTTCCACCATTCTCTAATGCCCTCCGCGATTGCATCCTCCTCGCTGATGTCCTGCAACCGCTCGATGCGAACAGCTTTCAACTTGAGCGTGATCCGGCTGGCGGCTCGCGGCATGAAGATTGACGGCTTCCAAGGCGGGTCGCCATCCTCGCGCTCAAAACCACATGTCGCCCGGTAAATCGGAACCCCAACCTTGCAGGAGCACGGTTCATAGCAGGCACAATCATCCTTTGTGCTGAATCGAAAAGTCTCGCGAACCCAAATCTCGTCGCCAGGGCATCCGAATGGGCAGACTTGCACCCCACGCCGCAAAGCTGAGTTAATTTCGTAGGAGTAATTGGGGTTAATTGGGATAGTAGTACCGTGCCGATCAATCCGCCCGCCCGCTTGGTATTTTGTAATTCTGCGCGTCTGCGTCTTGCTTCCATCGAGGATGCGCAAGACGTTAGGTCCGGTCATTAGGAGAGGTGTCGATTTCATGTTTAAAGTAATTGTTCTGGGTTTGCGACGACGCGCCAGCATTTTTTCCCATCGTAAATTTTATTCTTGAACATCCCTCTTTTGAGAACTGAACCAATGTGAACACCGGTCGCTTTAAAAATCTCATAATCAGTGCTGAAGGGATTCTTTTTCAAAAAACGCACGACAGCGCCACGGGCTTGGGAGAGTCGCTCGTATCTGATCCGCCGCGAAATGCTCCGCCGGATGCGGCCCGGCGCCGTGCTCGTGCCCGGGGCCAGGGCGCCGAAGCGCTTCCACGCATCAGCTTTTGGAATCGGGTTTAGAGGTTTCATGTTTCGTGAAGCTTTTTAGCGAATTAGTTGGCCAGGATTTCCACCTTTGGAACGCACCCAAGCGAATGGCATTTTGCAAAAATTTTGCCATCAGAAATAACGGCCCATGAAAGATTTTTCTTTCCGCACTCAGGGCAAAGCATAAGTCCATAATTCAATCCCTGCAAAACGCCGCGATTCTTCGAAGCTGTCTTAATCGGGTTTTTAGATTCTTCAAGAATTACCTTTTTGAGTGCGTCTATTGTCATAGTTTTAATTGCCCCGCCGACCTTTCAGCCGGCGGGGCGCTGGGTCAGGTCTTGGGCGCGTCGGAAGGTTTAGTCGGCTTGACCGGCTTCGTGCTCTTCGGCTTGCGGGGCTTGCGGGCGCGCTCGCTGAGGATTTCGGCGAATTCTTGCGCATTATCCACAAGCACTTCAGCTAAGGTGTCAACCGTTGCTGCATTGGAATCAGTAGCCGACCACGGCGCAAGTCGGGTAAAGCACAATTTAATTTCCTGCATTTTGGCTGCTTCAAGCGTCAGATGCACCGCGCCGTCACTGGTTTTGTAGCTTTTCGTTTGTTCGATCATGTGTTTTTTGGTTGGTTAAATTTCAGTTTCCGCCGTAGCCGTAGCCGTTGCCGTTGCCGTTGCCGTAGCCGTCGCCGTTGCCGTTGCCGTTGCCGTAGCCGTAGCCGTTGCCGTAGCCGTAGCCGTTGCCGTCGCCGTCGCCGTTGCCGTAGCCGTTGCCGTTGCCGTAGCCGTCGCCGTAGCCGTCGCCGTTGCCGTTGCCGTTGCCGTAGCCGTAGCCGTCGCCGTCGCCGTTGCCGTCGCCGTTGCCGTCGCCGTTGCCGTTGCCGTCGCCGTTGCCGTTGCCGTTGCCGTTGCCGTTGCCGTAGCCGTTGCCGTAGCCGTTGCCGTCCAGTGTTACCAGTTGCGTGAGCATTTTATGAAGCTGATTACGGCTCGCATCGGGAGTACAACTTCGCCGACCATGTCCAGTTTCGTTTCGGGTTTCGGGCCGTCGATCAACTCCCCAAGACCTTGAGTCGTTCCCCATTTGCGAATGTTTCGGGCGTTTGTGATTGTCGCAAAGTCGCCATCAGTTGCGACGGTTCCGACATAGACAAATCCGCGATCAGCCACGACGATTTGAGTCCCCCATTCTTTTGGGGCTGGATGTTGCGTTTGTTTTCCGCCGACGGCGGACAACAGTTCATTTAGTTCGATTTGCATTGTGTTTTTTGGTTCAGCAGACTGCCGGCCTGCCAGCGGGTTAACGCACCGACATTAGCGCTGGCCGGAAAATAAGTCAATAAAAAAGTTGTTGACTTTCATTTGCGACATGATAATCTATTTTCGCAATGGCAAAACCAACCTCAATCCCCGACGCGCTGAAGGCTTGGCGCAAACGGAGAAAGCTGACGCAGAACCAGGCGGCGCTGATTATCGGCGTGCAGAAGGAAACGTACATCAACTGGGAGTACGGTCGCAACAAACCCCTGCATCTGGCCAAAGAGGCGATGCTGAAAAAGATCAAATAATTTATGACACCAAAACAAAAACACATCCTGAGGTTCGTTGCGGTATTGTTGGGAATTGCTTTTTTGATAGCGATTGGGATTTTTATGCCAGCCGTATTCGGCATTATGGCGCTTTCAGTGCTTACTGCCGCTATGGTCATAGCTGTCTTTTTGTCTCTTTGGATAATGACTAAATAACATGATCTCCCAGCAACAATTCGACGAGATGAAGGCGCGAACGGATCGGGCGAGGCGCAAGCTAAAAGGCGAAAACCCGTTGCAGCCTTTGGCTGCTGAGGTTGTCGCCAAAGAGGCCCAGCCGCCGATCAAAAAACGCATCAGGCAGAGCGCAAAACCGCTAATGAATAAGCTGGAGCAGGAATTTTTTAAAAGACTGGAGACCAGAGGAGCGGATTGTTCGACGTTCCCACTCATCGGCAGTCTTCGCGCGCAGGCTCTAAAATTCAAGATTGCCAACAACGCTTTTTACAAGCCGGACATAACTGGATTTTGCGATGGACGATTGCACGCATGGGAGGTCAAAGGCAACAAAGGCAAAAACATCGACCGTGGAAAGCTGGCGCTTAAAGTCGCCGCCTCAGCATGGCCGGAGGTGGTTTTTATCCTCGCTTGGAAAACTGACGGCCAGTGGAACGAGCAGCGCATTTTACCGTAATTGAAATCGTCCAAACCACACAACCATGAACACTGAAAACACTGAAACACCAAAAACCGTTGAAGTCGAAGTCGTCCAAGACGACAAACTTGTAAAATTCGCCAGCCAAACCGGGCTTGAAGCCGCGAAGGTTGCGAGTCTTGCTGAAACATTCCGCCCCCTATTTAACAAGAGTCGGGCCGCAATTGATGAAGCGAAAGGCGTTGCCGAATCCGTGAAGGATGCGACCTGCGTAAGGGAAATCCGAAAGGCTCGCGCTTGCCGCCTGGCCCTGCGCGCTGTGCGCCTGGAAAGCGATGAGACCCGAAAGCGCGAAAAACAGTCAGCCCTGCTTTACGGCAAGGCCGTCGATGGCTTCCACAACATCCTGATGGCTGATCTATCGCCGGTCGAAACCGCCTTGCAGGAAGCCGAAGACACCGCCGAGCGTGCCGAGGCTGCGCGTCTGTCCGCGCTCAAGGCGTCCCGCGAGGCCGAGTTGCGCCCGGTGACGGATGGGCCGATCCTTGGCGACCTGTCGGAATTGTCTGAGGAGCAGTTTGCCAAGATGCTGTCTGACGCCAAGCTGTTACGCCAGGCGAAGATTGAAGCGGCCGCGAAGGCTGAGGCCGAGGCGAAAGCCAAAGCAGAATCTGACCGTGCCGAGCGCGAGCGCATCGCTGCTGAAAATGCGCGATTGAAGGCCGAGGCTGAGGCCCGCGAGGCCACCGCGAAAGCCGAGCGCGAGGCTGCTGCCGCCAAGCTGGCCGAGGAGCGTGCTGCCGCTGAGGCTGCCGCGAAGGCTGCCGCTGAAAAGGCGCGCAAGGAACGTGAGGCCATCGAAGCGAAGGCGAAGGCCGAACGGGAAGCGGCGGAGGCCAAAGCCAGAGAGGAGCGTGCTGCCGCTGAGGCTGCCGCGAAGGCTGCCGCTGAAAAGGCGCGCAAGGAACGTGAGGCCATCGAAGCGAAGGCGAAGGCCGAACGGGAAGCGGCGGAGGCCAAAGCCAGAGAGGAGCGTGCTGCCGCTGAGGCTGCCGCGAAAAAAGAGCAAGCCAGACTCAAGGCAATCGCCGACGAAGAGCGAAGGAAGCTTCAGGAAGCCGAGGCGGAAGCGCAACGACTGCGCGATGTCGAGGCCAAACGACAAGCGGATGCTGCCGCCGCGAAAAAGAAAGCCGAGGCCGCGCCGGACAATGCCAAGGCACAGGCATTTGCAAATGCGCTGCGCGCCATGCCGCTGCCCACATTCCAGCATTCGCCGCAGTTCGCGAATCTGGGAAACTACGTCGAGTCGCTCGCAAAATGGATCGAAGGCCAAATCAAGGACGGGGAGCTGATATGAGCGAGATTCACGTCCAAACCATTAATAACTTCATAGATCGCGACACCGGATTGGTTGTCGGTAAGAGGATTCACCAAACCCGCGAATCACTCCGCGACCAGTTCGCCGGGCAGGCACTGATGGGGATGGCTGCAAGTGAATTCTGGTCGGAAAACATCGATAAACCAAACAGCTCAGCAATTAACGCTATGGCAGAAATGGCCTACGCTGCCGCCGACGCGATGCTTGCCGCTCGCGAGAAGGGGGCCCAATGACCGTCACAATTACCGTCGAGAGGGAAGTTGAGGTTGAGATTGAATACACGCCAGCGTGCCGAGGTGCCCGCGATTCGTGCGGAGGGGTGCGCGGCGCAGGTCCGCCGCTTGAACCAGACACGCCGGCAAGCTGGGAATTCGTCAAGGCAACTTTGGACGGGATGGAAATCGAACTGACTAGGTCGGAAATCAAAGAGGCCGAACAACAGGCCAGAGAGGAAGGTGAAGAATGAACTTTACACCCAAACCAGCAACCCGAGTTGGGATTAACCCGCTGATTGTCGCGTACTCCGAAAGCGGTTGCGGCAAGACGTACTCCGCGCTCCTGCTGGCCCGTGGCATGGCCGGTCAATCTGGAAAGATAGTTGTAGCTGATTCCGAATCAGGCCGCGCCAGCCTTTACGCCGACGTGCTGCCGGGTGGTTTTGATACGTTCGATCTGTGTTCACCGTTTTCACCTGATCGCTACATCGCCGCCGTGGACGCCATCGAGGCGAGTGGCGCGGTTGTCGGTATCATCGACAGCGGAAGCCACGAATGGGAGGGTCCAGGGGGAGTTCTGGACATGGCTGGCGAGATCGAGGAAAAGAGCGGCAAATCTGGCCTTCACTGCTGGAAAAAGCCGAAGTTTGAACACGCCAAATTTGTGCAGCGGCTTTTGCGGGTGAAAATTCCGATCATCGTCTGCCTGCGAGCCAAGTACAAATCGCGGCAACTGAAAGAGAATGGCAAGACTGTCATCGTGAAGGACGAAACGACTTCACCAATTCAGGCTGAGGACTTCATTTTTGAGGCCACCTGTCACTTTGAAATTCTGCAAAATCATTCGATCATCCTGACGAAGTGCAGTCACCCATCCTTGCGCGATTGCTTTCCCAAGGACAAGACGACTCCAATAACCGAGGATCATGGGCGAATGCTGGCCGCGTGGTGCCGGGCCGCTGGAAATCCGCCAGCCGTCCAGCCGGCAAAAAAGATTCCGTCCGAAGTGGACGCGCTAAAAAAAGAGGTTTGGGCAATGTTGAAAGCTAAAATCGGTCCAGACATCACGCCGGATTCGGCGAATCAATTCTTGTGGGACAATGAAATTTTAGACGGCGGAAATGTGGATCATGTGCTGTCAAAACTGAACGAAGCAGCCCTTCGGATCGTGATTGAGAAAGTGAAGAATTTATGAACGAAAAAGATATAATTATAAAACTTGATGGAAATCAATGGTGCGCGCATCGTGGTGATTTTATCAACTTGCAAGAATCTACCGCCGCTTTCGGGAGCGACCCAATCGAAGCAGTTTTACGCCTTCTGAAAGAAGAAACTCCAGAAAAAAAATGTTCCTGCCACATCAACCCGCCTTGCAATGATTGTGTTGAGCATGGTTTTGCACGGGATATAATCGAACAGTACGGCTCAAAAACAAACCTATGAGCATCGTCAAAGCAAAATTCGCCGGTCAGGTCATCCTGTACGAAGCTTACTCGCGCCAAGAAGAGGGCGTTAACCGGGGCGACCTTGGCTATATAATGTCGCGCAGCGAACTGACGGAGTTCGCCCTGAACCCGCGCCGATGGAAGGACGGCTACGGTCTGGAAAAGAAAGACACGAAATCGACCTTGTGGGGCAGCCTGATCGACTGCCTGTTGACCTCGCCGATCACGTTTGCATCGCGCTACGCTGTTTCGCCGGAAACTTATTTCAGCGAAAAAATGAAGTGCCCCAAGTGCGGGTCCATCACAGATGCGAAGTCTTGCCGTGCGTGCAAATGCGACCGCGAAAAGTTCATCGCGGAAAAACCTTGGGACGCGAAGGCCGGGCAATGCCAGGAATGGGAGGAAGGCGAAGAAAAAACCGGTCATATCGTAATAAAATCAGAGCTTAAGAAGCAGGCTGATTTAGCGGTTGCCGCCATCCGATCAAACCCCGTCACGGATGAGCTTTTTAGCACATCCGATTGTCAGGTTATGATTGTAGGCTTCTGGCACGATGAAGCTACGAATCTGGAAATACCCATCCGATGCCTGATCGACCTGGTGCCTCCGGTCTCCGGCCAGCACGGAAAAAAGATTGGTGACTTCAAAACCGCCCGCGACGGAAACCCCGAAAAGTGGGCGCGTGTGGTGAATGACGAAGGCTACGACGTTCAAGCCGCTCTGATCATGGACCTTTACAAAGCCGCTCGACCGGACGAGGACCGAGTGGATTTTATCCACATCATTCAAGAAAATGTGTTTCCGTTCCACGTCGTCAGTCCGATTCCCGCCCTATCCGCTGAATTCTTGGAGTGGGGCCGGGCGAAGTACAAAGCCGCGCTGAGGACATACTGCCAATGCATCGCCACTGGCATCTGGCCGTCTTACAAACCGGTCGGAATGCCTTTTGGTCAAACGCAGATCATCAGCCCTGATACGCTTTGGGTGTATCGCGAGACTGCCGGGATGGTCGATGGTCCGCAGCCTCAGACTCCATACCGCGAAGAACCCGAAACCTCCGACAATCCCGACGTGGGAAATTAATATGACCGACCAAGACCAAATCGTAGCGTTGGCGGAGTTAGATGGACTTGAGCCAACATTTGTTACCGGAACGAATGATATCGTATACCGGAACGATCCAAAAGAAAATGCGCGGCTTATAAAGTGGATGGAATTGCCAAAATGGCTTAACTCGCGCGATGCCAGCGTTGAGTTGCGGCTGAAGGTGTGCGGCGGGAAAAACGGGCGCGTCTTATGGCTGAACCACGCCCGCGTTATTCTCCATAGCAGAACCAAGCATGCGAGCGATTTTGACGTAGCCGGAATCACGCCCCGCGAAGACTGCGAAGCGATCCTTCGCGCAACCGGAAAGTGGAAGGAGTGATATGAAACAACCGTCACCTGAAGCCATAAAGGCCGCGATAATTACATTCAACCGCTCCGGCATGGCGGTAAAGCCGCTACTTAACGAAAGGGCCAAAATAATCGACGAGCAATTTGCTCCGTTGCGCGCCGAACTGGACAATCTTCGATCAGATAACAATCTAATGCGTGACACGCTCTCTAAAATCGCAACGGACTGCGGAGGGGCCGCCCCGCCCGCTTCGTCTGTCGAGTTTCTGTGCGAGGTGCGGAAGGAAAACCTTTTCTCGATACAGGATAATACGAAGCTCCGCGAGGCATTAAAACGAGTCCTAAAATACCTTCGCACGCCCGAGGAAGAATCTGCTGAATTCATCGAGCGCCTGATTGAGAAAGCACTCAACCAAACATCAACATGAAAACTGGAATCGAACAAATTTTAAATTGGCGCATCAAACCCGAGCCTCCGCCCAAGAAGCTGCGCGAGTGGAGAGCTGAAGAAATTCAACTCGATGCGTGGTATGCCAAAACTGACGCATCGAGAACAATGTACAAAACTCAATTAACTTATATGTCCAATGGCCAGCGTTACATTATGTTAAGAGGTACCGATTATAGCACAAATGATTTGTTGCGTCACTGGATGCACTCCCTAGACCAAGGCAAAACCTGGCTCCCTTGCGGAGTCGAAGAATGAATTTTACCCTCCCATCGCCGGGCCGGTCCTCGGGCGCTTCAAATGTCGCCCGCTGGTCCGAGGGAATCGGATGGCTGCACGGCCTGTCGCCGTTCGGTCGCCGGGGTCGGCGAGGGAGGGTTTTTGCAATTCGGATTAACTGATTTGAATCAATGAAACCATATGAACGAACAATGCGAAATAGAATCAGCTGAAGCGGTTGGAGAACTTCCTTTTTTGCAGCGGTCTGCTATCGGCGAGCTTGCCAGGCTTAGAGGCGAATTAGCACTGCACCGTGGCGTCCTGCGTGATCAACGCCGCCACTTTTGGGAGCGTGATCGGGCGTGGCAGGTTAAAAAGTTCGAAGCCATTAAAGAGACCAAGCTGCGTATCCAAAAAGCTGGAAAATCTCTGACTGATTTCGTTCATCACCATAAGATTTTCATTGGCGATGTTCCGAACAAAGGGCGGCTTTGTTGGCATTGTTTCCTTGGTGGCCTGCCAATCGATACCCATTATTGTCAATTACCGGAGGGCCATGATGGAGCGCATCGCAATTCGGTTGGAACATGGGTTGGACTTCCGAAACATCCCGAGCCTAAAGTGGCAAAACCCATCATTCGGTTGATTATGGCTGAACGCACTGACAACATGGCCCGGTTCGGCAGTGAATGGGGAAAACGCAGCGGCCCTTCAATTCTACTTTTCCGAGATACTAGTTGGTATCAGCATCCATTCCGCCGCGCCTTGAGTTGCCTGGGTTGCGTTCATTTGGTTATTTCAGATGACAAATACCATTCACCTCGGTGCGCGCATCCTGAAATGTTGTCGAAATACGGCTGCGCTCAAGCGGTTGCGGCTAGTGGCCCAAAATACCTAACAACACCATGTCAATGCAGCGCATTAACCAGCGAAGTTGAATCTCTGACCCAGCCACACCCTTGCCTAATCAAATCCCAATAGCCGGGTTTCGATTGTAGCGCGTCGGCGGACGTTAATCGCCGGAATAAAATAGGAGGTGAAATCCTCCCGCGCTAAAATCCTTTAACCGTCAACGTTGGCAGTTTAATTTTAGAAAATACAAATGAAAACAGCATCTAAACAAAGGCTAGAAGCCGCCCGCATGGCGGCAGATCGTCTCCACGCCAAGATTGTTGGCAGGCGGCTTATTATAAGCATTGGCGTCGAAACTCTCGCCTTTGCCGCCGAGGAATGTGATGGAAACCCAAAGGTTAAGATTTTGGATGCTAAGAAATTGGCATTGGATGTCATCCGCGAGATCCAAAAGGAGGATGAAGTTGGAGCATCAAAACTGACTGAATTATTTGATAATGCGGTTTATGCCGCGATGGAAAACGGGAGCGTAGCTTTTGCCGATTGCGAAAACTGTAAAGCCTGCGGGGAAACAATAACGAAAGGGGCTACATCATGCCCACACTGTTTAGCAACGGACGCTGATAACTGAAATAGATCAATCGCTCGTCAGGTAGTCGGGCGGGTCTTCGTCGGGGTCGTCGGTCATAAATCAGGTGATAAGCGCCATCAATTAGCTGGCCACATTCCCTTCGGGCAGGTAGTCGTGGTAAGATTCAAAAGCACCTCGACTGGCACTCGTCCGCCGCAACATGTTGACCCGTGACAAAGTCCGCCAACATTGTGCTCGCACGAGCCGCAGATGGCCCGCAGCCTCGTCTTTTGCTCCGGCGCGCGCAATGTGGCCTTGAATCCATGGGCCCTCAAAGTCGTTGCTGGCGGATCAACGCATCTGGACAGAATCCCTCCAGCCACAATGTCTGGTACCAGCAATATCCCGCCATCCAATCGCCCGGCCAGCAAGAGGTCGTGCCACAAATTAGGGCATTTACTCTCACGGATTGTTTCTAGCTCAAAAATCATGCGGGTGGGATCGGGATTGTTTGGCTGAATGCCGGCAACGCCAGCCCGTTAAAACTGAACGTGCATTGCACCGGCACATTAGCCGCCACGGAACCACCAGCGATGTCCGGTTCCATGTTAAAACCCGCGTAAGTTGAGCCTGCAATGCTCGCCACAGATGTGCATGGATTGATCGGATCGTTCGACAGTTGAGGAGAACCTCCCACCACGGTGAATGCATAGGCGAAATTCTGACCCCATGCCGATGGAAAAACGAGGCAGCTCCCACCTGCCGGCCAAGAGACATCAATCGACAATTTATTGTGCCAGACTTTTGGCGAGCAGCCTCCGCGCTCGAAGTCCGCGACATTCAGGAACGACGCCACAATGACCGGATATAGCGGATAAACTAGTGTGCCCATGCTGACTCCATTGCGTGTCAACGCCAGAGTTGCCGTGATCAACGCGCTTGATGGGTCCGCCGTAAACGTGAATAGCCCCACGCCCGTCGATGCCCCCGGCGACAGATCGATGACAATCGGCGCGGATGGCGAGGAGATTCCGCCAGTTGATTGCAATGTGACGGTGGTGCCTGTCAGATCCGCCAGCCCTGTGTTTTGGATATAAAACCCGATTGACCAGGAAGTGCCGCTGCCGGAGAAGCTGTAGAAACCCTGAGTGGCATTCAACTCCGGCGGATAATAAATAAGCTGAACCGTCGGATTGTTGTTGCTGTTCGCAGTGCCGGGTATTATCGCGGCCGGGAAAACCATCCCCACGATGCCGCCCGTGTGCGTGAATTGCGGGCTGTAGCTGCAACGCGCGTCCGTTCCCGACCACCCCATATGATTGGCGGCTGACGGATAGCCTGGGAATGGACCGCTCGACCCCGCCGTGAAAACTTGCACCGCAAACTCATTATAAACGGCCCAACAATTGCCACCCGACCAGCCAGTCATGCTGCCGCCTTGCGGCCAGACGCCGGCAGATCCCGGGTTAACCGTCGCGGTGGCCACCAAGAGATAAACATAATCAAACGTGACTCCCAACGCGCCGGCGCTGCCGTTACCAAACACGCGATCCCCAGAATGATACGTTGTGCCTCCGGTTGGGTCCCAGACTTTGATTGCGCCCGTCCCCGCCGCAACAATCTCATAGGTCCCAGAAAAACAAACAACGCCCGGAAAATAATAAAGCGGCAACACCACACCACCGATCGTCGTCGTCGTCGTCGTGCAGCCATTCGTCCCGCCGACGAATTTTACCACAAACACCCCCGCCAATTGCGCAATCGTTCCAAACGGATAATATCCATCATTCGTGACATCCGTGATGGTCACAGTACCAAAGCAAATCTGGCTAAATCCCAGAGTCACACCAGCACTGCAACCGCCAAAGGTGATTGGCTGGAACGGTCCCCAAGTCAACTTGAAATTCCCGGTGACCCCGGACCCCCGCCCATCGACTTGAATATAATATGTCGTGCCCGAGGTGGCCAGAAACGCGATGCTCGCGCCATTGTCGGTGCCCCAGCCATCACCGACACTCTGATCCATGATCGCCGTGACCGCAGTCAGTGCATTCACCGCGCTGCCCGTGAAGACCTGGACGGAAGATTTGAAATTTGTGGCCAATCCACCGGTTTTGTCCAACGTCGTAAAAAAATATTCCGCCGTCGCCGGGCATGTCCACGCATACCAAACCGTCGCGTAAGGGCCCACGATCGCGAGCGCGACCGGGTAGGACGGCCCCGGCGCATAATTATAATGTCCCGGCTCGCCAGATTCAACAGTCGCGCCCGAGTTGGTCCCCGTGGTCGAGCCGCTTGCACCACTGATCGTGCTCGCGCTGGCAAAATTGTCATTCGACGGCATGTCAGAAAGGTCCCGATGATGCCACGTAGATCTGCTGCGTGCCAGCCGCCGTGCAGAGCGACGAGGTGCTAATCCCCGGCGCCAGCAGATACCAATAAATCGTGCCCGTCAACGGCAGGGGAAATTGAGGGATTTGGTTCGCCGAGCCGCTCGCCGCAACCGTATTCGCGCAAATATAAGCCCCGGGGATAATCGTGATTCCTCCCACCGTCACTGTTGTTAGCACGATCACCACGCTGCCGACGTTGTATCCATGTGAGTTATTGTACGGCTCCACCGTCGGACTGCCGCTGGCGGATACTTGAGCCCAGACGCTCGTAGTCTTGTTGCCAGACGTAATGCATCGATACAACACGGGAGCTGACGGCGTCGTGATGTCAACGTAATAGCTGCCGACATAATAGTATCCTGCGCTCATACGAGGGTTGACGGGCCTGGGACACCCGTTCCGGAAAATTCGGCCATCACGGTAGCCGAGGTCAACTGAGTTCCTGCCGACGAATCAATCTGCGCCACGGTCGATTGCCCCGCGGCGGGATTGTGCGTGATTGCGTTCGTGACGCCCGTGTTCGTCGTGTCGGGCGCGGAGAAAACCTGCAAGGCCTGGTCTGGGATTCCGTAAATGCTGTTTTCCCGCACGGTGTCCGATGGCATCACGACTGTGTTTGTCGGTGCCGGCGTGCCGGTCAACCGCTCGCTGGTGTCGATCTTGGTAAGGTCACGATTGGCGAACACGTTGAACAACTGCACCAACTGACCGGGTTCCAAATGCTCAACCGGGCCGCATTTCACCGTGAAATTATCGTATGTGTTTCCGCTCCCGTCCAAGTGCATCTTGTATTCGCTAACTTGCAGCGTCGCGTTCATGGACGCCCAAGCGGCAGCCGCAAGTGAACCGGTCAGGTTTATTGCGTGCTTACCCGGCTTGACCCAACTGCTGAACGGCTTTTCGACGATGGTATGAGAAAATGAATATTGCAGCGTGGCGAGGCTGTTGTAAACGCTCTGGGCGAGGTTTGCCGGAATGGCTTCCCCAGTGGTCAGATATTGCGTGAACGATTCGGTGATGCTGGCCGAATTACAAAGCTTCACTCGCACGGAATGAATGTGATCGTTTGTCTGCGAATTGTTGAATGATCCGCTACCGATTGCCTTCGTTTTCGTGTACGAAAAGTGAGCCGAAACCGTCACCTCGAGAACCGACAATGATCCGCCACCGCTGGCGGTCATCCACGCCATTGGCGCGCTTTGTGGGAGCAGCTCGTAAGCGTACGTCGTCAAATTGGGTTGGTGCGTCGGATTCCCGTTGCCGTCAACCGTGGTCGCATCCAGCACGGTGATGTCCACTGGCCCGCCGCCGTTGACCGTCGTGGAAAGCAGGGCAAGCGCACCGGTGCCGCTTGCCGGGATGTCCTGGGCCAAGGAAGGCACCTTTTGCCGCCACCAAGCCAGTGATGCCGGGTTAAACGCGGTCGTGGTGATCGCGCTCGTCGTCACGGTCATTTTTGGGCCGGCAAGGTCAATTGAGAAATCCAATGCCCGCAGCCCGCTGGCCGCCCCGACCGCGATTGTCGCCGTGCCCGTGCCCGTGATCCCGGTCATGGCCGTCCCCTTCACGGGCGACCCGCCGACCGTGTACGGCGCTGACGCTCCGCCAACGCTTTGCCCTTGGATGACTGGCCCCTGACAAAGCAGGTTGGCGTTTGGGTAGATGTCAACCGGAGTCGATAGCAAATAGCTTCCGCTGATGATCCGATAAAACAGGGCAACTCGTAGCGGTTGAAGTTCTGGCCGAGGCTGTAGGTCTGTCGCGATGTGGCGGCGTCCGCTTCCATCCGTGTAGGAGTAGGGCAGAGTGACTCCGGTTAGGTTTGAGCGCTGCCGGACATTGAACGTCGGCGGCGTGGTGGTGTAATCGATCTCCGTAAAGCAATCCGGATGCAACCGAAGGCAATGACGGATTGCATCGCCGCACTTCGCGTTAGTCAGTGGATACCATGCCTGATAGAGCGCTGGATTTATCGTCCCAACTTGCAGGTTTGCGCCGAGGTAGATTGCCCAGTTCAGAATGTCGGTGATCTGCTGGCCAGTATTAATTATCCCGTTCACCGGCGCCGGCGAGTACGGCTCCCCCGGATTCGGCTGAAACAGCACCAAGCTCGAAAATGGAACATAATTACTCGCCCCACCCGACGTCAGCAATTGTACCCACATTTGCTGATAAGGGCAATGATCCAGGAAATACCATTCGTCATCAAATTGATATTGGCTCGATGATCGGTTGGGGTCCGCTGTGCCTGTGCGGTCGGTCCTGAGCCCCTGAAACTGCTGCACCCCGCCGGAGTAAGGTCCGGCACCGGTGCGACCGCTCCAAATAGTGATTCGCGACTCAAACGGAATTGCCGGCGCGACATTGGGAGGCACCCCAGGCAGCCGCAGCGTGACCGTGCTGGCCTTGTGCGACTGGAAGCGAGCTTGCCACGCGTCCGCAACGACCTTGCCGCCCTCAAGGGCTGCCAAGGCCGGGAACGACACCTCTTGCAACGTGTTCGACACGTCGTAATACTGGATTGTCCAAACACTCATTGCGTACTATAGCCTGCATTTTTCTGCTGCTGCTGCAAGATGTCAATTTGCTGTTCGTGCTTCGTGGCCTGCTGGGCGAGAGTTTTCAGAACCTGCAAATGTTGATAATGGCCGTCGATAATCGCCTGGGCCAGCGCGATAACCTGCTCTTGCGACCGGCCAGTGGCCAACGCCAGCTCCGAAAACGTCTCGACTGTCCGCTGCCCATTCGCCCCCATGACCGAAATATGCTCGTTCAACTGCTGGTCAAGCCTCTCGTCGGAGGACTTCTGGCCCTGCAATTTGATGGCCCCCGCGCGCTCGGTCGTTTCGCTGGTGATCGCTTCCCGGTTGGCCTTGCCTGTGGCCGACGCCTGCGCCTGCGCTGCCTGCGCCGCCTGCAATTCCGATCCGATAGCTGGCACAGTTTCTTCAAGCTTTTGCCGCCGCTCGGCATGTTCGTTTTGCTTTGCTGTGGCGGCCGCTAGGTCGGACTGAGCCGCGGCCAACTGCAGCTCGGCCAATACCCGCGCAGGATCATCACTCGCCATGCGCCCCACCACCGCCGTAATCTCCTCCACCGCCTTGCTTTGCTTGTCCACATTCTCCTGATCTTTTGCAATAAGTTCAGGGTTATTCAGCTCCTTTTGCTCGGACAAGGCCCTATTCTGCGCATCCTTCGCGCGCGCAACGCGGTTTTCCTCCGCGTGTTCAGTCGCGTCAAAATCCTTCTGGCGCTCAGTTCGCGCCGCGATGTCTTTGCCCAGCTCGTTGATCGAGTTCAGAGCCGAACCGCTCTTGATATTTTCGACCTGCCTCGCCCCGGCCTCCTCCGCGCCGGCAATCTGCGCCTCGCTCGCCCCGTGACCCTTCAGAAAAAGAACATATTCCTTGTTCAGCTGCTCTATGCGTTTGGCGTGCGCCTCGGTTTCGGCCGCCGACACCTCCTTGATGCTCTTCAACCGATCGCCAGCCGGATCTTTGCTAATGCTCGCCTGCTTGATTTCGGCGTCGTATTTTTCCACGGCCAGCTTGGCTTCCTCCCAGACTTTTTTGAAATTCTCGACCGCTTCAGCATGCGCGGTCATCTCCTCTTGCCCGAGTTTCTCCACTTCCTTGTCGGTCTCCTCGACTTTCTTGTGGAAAAATTCAAACGCGCCCGCCAGCGCCAAGGAAACCCCAATCGGACCATAAGCCAGTTCCATCAGCGAATGCCCCAGACCCGGCACCACCACATTCCCCATCTCGTGAAAAATCCGGCGTAGTTCCCGCGTGGAAAGTTCCGCCTTTTCCGTCCGGCTCGTCACCTCCTTGAGACCTTCGGACACCTGTGCCGCCCCCTGCTGCCCGGTGGCCTCCGTCTCAATCTTGATCCGCAATGTCTTATCGGTATCGCTCATGGATTATTTTTTCGCCATCACTTTGAAATCGGCTTACCGGTGCGCTCAACGACTATGGTCGACAAGACGCTAACATCGCTCTTGACCCCGTTCAGGTCCGTTTGCAGCGTTGTCAGTTGGAATGTGTGCTGCCTGGACGCCTCAGACAGTTGGTCGATTGTCCCTTGCAGATGGCCAATGTATATGAGGCACGAAACGGCGGCCAATATGATGGCCACACCGTCCAGTGTCAGCTTTCGTTCGAGGACAAGGTTTTTCATAAGGTACTGGTCGATGCGTTTATTTATGGTCGCCCATTGATCCTCATCCATAACCTCGATGGAATCACCCCGGTGCTGGTCGATGAAATATCCATACTTCGCGTCATGCTCTTCGCTGTTGCGAATGATAATTTCGTCTGGGTCGTTGGCCATTTCATTTGATGATATTGGTCAAAAACAGGATTGCGGTGGTTAGGGTCATAGTTAGAATCCAGTCACTGCTGTATGTGCATTCGTGGCTGCGTCATAATACGTCCGATACATTACCGGCACGGCTGTGTTGCCGACATTGTTGCTGCTCCATAGTGATGGAGCGTTGGATAGACCAGCCCAGCCAGGTGCCGTCTGTAGATTCGCAAAAACCGTGTTTGTATAGAGCACCATCGAGTCGACCACTCGGATCAATTTATTGCTGACCGTAATCCCAATATTGCCGCTTTCAGAAAGCGCGAGCAAATGGGAATAGTGAGCGTCCAATGTGAGCGAAGAACTCGGGCCTTGATCCTGAATGCCTGTCCCGACCGCGATATAGTACGTCACGCTAAATCCAGCTCCGGTGGTCACCTGGACCTGGTTCGCGCCGAACACCACGTTGCCATTCCCGCTATACATTGTGCCGCCCCCTGTGATGATATTTAGCGTGTTCGACGCATTAAGAGTGATATTGCTCGCAGTCACTGAGACCGCCGGCAAATTCCTGCCCGCATACAGGTTAGTCACAAGCTCAAATGTTTGCTGTGATCCCAGCAAACAACTCAGGTTCAAATTGGTCCCGAGAATCGCATACCCCAACGTGTTGGGATGCAGCCCATCCGATGTGATGTCTCCAGAAACCACCGACCACAAACCAGAATCCCGCGACGATTCCACGATGTCAGCTAACTCGAAATAGCCAGATATTAACCCGTTCGCCCCCTGACGCACCCAGTTATTCCATTGCACCCGCACAGGGTTTCCAGTGCCATACAATGTCTGATTCACCAACGTAGTCCAACCATCGCTAGAGGTGGTGTACGGCGTGCATGTGCACAGGTACACTTTTTTGCCCGCTTTGATCTGAGGTAACGCCCAGCCAATGAATGCATTCGTCAGTTGCTGAAAGGTATCCGCATTGCCGTAAATTGAGTTCACGTCCAGCTGGCAAATGATCGCCGTGCTCGCCTGTGAAGTCACTGGCGCGTCCCAAATCAACACGTTCGATTCCGTCTCGAACGAATTTCCCGGCGCAGCCATGCAAATTGTTGGAATCCCCAACTGCACTAATTTTGTAGGGAAATACGAAATCCCCGCAATGCGTGAGTCCCCAATCAGTGACACCGACGTGATCGGTGTTGCGTTCGCGATTCCCACGCGACTCCCAACCACAATCGGGCAGTAACCATACAGCGTGCCGGTTTGCAAGCCGTTGGTGGCCGACATCGTCCAGTCTGCCGCATTCGTTCCAAGCAAATAATAATCCACAAATCCACCAAACGGATTGATCTGATACGGCGTTGGAAACGCGCAATTCGTGTATGTCCAGACATAGGTTCGGCAGCGATACACCGCATTAGTCGGCAGAATTGTCGGGATCACGTCCGACATCACCGTTTGATTCGTTCCCACCGTCACCGACGCCGAACCACCAAACGTAACCCGAGTGAACGTGCCGATAGGATATTCCAGCGACCCAGTGTAAATCACCGCATTTGTGCACCGCTGATCCGATGCAGGCCCTAATCCATGCACCGGAAAATTGCCAAATAGAAAATGCAAATTGTTAACCGCCGCGCCGGTCTGGTTCGTCTGTTGGATCGCGAAAAACCCCACGTTGCAATTCGATGGATAAAAAGACGCATTCGTGGAGCTCGTGCCCGTCCACGTCTGCCCAAATGCGATATTCCCCCATAACCCATTCGTCACCACGCTCCCCGGCAGGCTGGCGGACTGGATATTTGTGATGTTGACACCGTTCAATGCTGGTGATGCGCCATTGGTGACAAACGACGGTAGGTTGGTCGGGTTAATGATGCCGACGATGTTAGGACCGGACAGATTAGTCCCAGCGCCTAGATTCGATGGCTCGACGAGGTTGAATCCGTTCGTCCATGTCGCGACCAGGTTGGCGCTTGAATCTCTAAGCTGTCGATTAGTTGTATTAATTGCCTGAAAGCCACCAATGAAATCGAAGCCTGTTAAGCCGTAAACAGTCTCGCTGGCTGTCTGTGCCGTGCCATTCGTGGCCGTCAAATTGCCGCTCACCAGTAGCGTGTTGTTAACCGTCAGATTGTTGCTTAGGGTCACGGCGCTGGCGTTGTTGTTGGTAATGTAATAGCCCGGCAGTTGGGTGTTCAATGTTATGCTGCCGTCGCTGTTTGTAACAAAAACGAAATTCGTCCCCGCTATCAAGTTTGCCATGCCATTGGTGCCGAAATAAAACAGCGGGCCAGAAACAAGCAACGTCGTGACGTCGAGCACGTTCGTACTCGCTGGCACCGTGAACCGAACCGGCTTGACCACGCCGGGCACCGTGAGTAGGTAGGTGTTCGGGTAGAGACCGACCACCGGGTTCGTCGTGCTGGCCGGAACAAGTGTATAGGTGCCAGCCCAAAGGTTTTGGCCGTCCGAAATCAGCGTGTTGGCCGCCGTCAAAGTCAGTTGCCGGTTATAAGCCGCCCCGCCAAAGAGCGTGTTGAGCGGGAATGAAACCGAAGTTACCTGCGCGCAGGCCGACAACGTCAAACAGAGCAAAGCGAATGTGAATAATTTTTTCATGGTTAAAATGGGCTGGTCAAACTGACCAAGCCGCCGACAAAATTGTATTCAAAAGACGGTGCCGTGCCAAGCCAGTCAGCGAGATTCAGTCCATCCAGCGCGCAGTTGAGCAGGTACAGCGTGGTGTTCGTTGTCGTGCCAACAAGCTTGATTTGCAAATTGCCGGTCGTTGGGAAGCTGGTCGGCTGCTGCAAAGCGAAACTGAAGGCTCCCTCGGGATCTGGGAATGCTACCGCTGAGAAGTCCACGCCACGCCGAACGCGGAGCGAGAGTGAGTTCTGCCAGTTCTGGTTGTCAAAAAACGCCTTCGCCGCCGACCCGAAACCTGATTCGGTTTGAATTATCCGCGAGTGATTAAATTTGATGTCCATCTCGGTCAGAGACCGAGTGGTATTGCAAAGCGTCAGGACGCCGGCACCGCTCCACGAGGCGGTGCCGTCGGGGGCATATAGCAGCGTGAGCATTCAAAGTGCCTAATTGAAAATTACGCCGTTGGTGAACGTCACGAACGAGGACTGGATCGGCGCATAAATATTGTTGGATATTGATGTCATCTGGAACACGATCTGCGCGCCAGCTTTCGGTGTGAGCACCAGCGCGCAGGCCGCCGCCACTATCCCGATTTTGTTTTTAAGTTTTTTGATCAGTTTTTTCATGGTGTATTTTTGTTGGATGGTTAAGCAATTGGGTTTGCCCAGTAATCGCCACGGACGCCAGCGGTCAGGCTCGGCAGAGCTTCCCAGGCAACCTCGCCCTCGCGCAGTTGCTCGACGCCATTTTGGATTTTGGATTTCACGAGTTGGCCGAGCGGGAAGGAGAGATAGACTTTGCCGTCCGCGCCTGTGACGGAAACGGAAAATCCCTTTGCAAAACCACTGGCACCGCGCACCGCGCCGGCACCTTGGATCTGCAATTGAGTGTCGATCATGGTTCGGGTCACGCCGATGGGAATCCCGCGCAACATTCCGCCCACGGATTTGATTCGCCGATTGAAAAGGCCGACCGCCGCCACGTTGTCGTCCACAAATTCAACCTTCGGCTCGAAGGTCAATCCGTCGTAAAAATCCAAGCTGGCAAAGCCGGAAACGCTGCCCCAGGTGAGCTGATAATCTTGAGTGATTATCGACTGATTGGTAAACGTGGCGTCAACGAACGTCCCGCCCGAGTTGGCAAATGTCCGCAGCGATCCGGCCGTGGACCACGCATTGACCGCTCCGGCCGTCGTACCCCGCAGGCAGAGCAGCTTCATTTGCCCCACCAAAGTTTTTATCGGATGAAACATCATTTGAGGCATGTCAACCACGGCTACCGCCGCATGCGTGTCCAACGAGCTGTCAATTCCGTGGACCGAGGCCGGCACGTCAGTTGTCGGAAAGATGCCAGCGCCCAGAACTGGGTTAGCGTATGGCCACAGCACGGCCGCGATCGCCGTCGTCATGCGTCCGTCTGGCGTGATGCTGATTTCGTCATATGCCTCTTTGTCCCGGTTGTCGACCTTGCCGATGCCGGCCACTCCAACTGGCTCCTGACTGTAAACAAGGTCGGTGTCAATGGTGGTGCCATCCTTGGAATAGACGCTGATCCCGTTGAAGGATAAGCGCCCGGGGATTCGGTTTAGAGAAGATCTTTGCAGGCTCATAAATTAGTTCCAAAAGTTTGCTGCGGCGGTATCGCTGCCGGATTGGTTGCGGGTGAATGCTCGCGCCCGAAACAGGCACGGCTGAGTAATATTGACCGGTGCGCCAGTGTAAAGTGTCGCCTGCGCGTTCCCCTCGCGCGGGTGCGATCCATCAACCGTGTACCAGACGGAATCAGCAGTTGCTTTCACAAGTACGGTCGCCGTCCCGGTAAGCTGGTATGAATTCGGCGTGATCGCGGCCACAACCGAACCGCTAACGACGATCTGAGGTCGAGCCACACGCAGGAACGGGCGAAAATCAGCTTCGGACGCCGTGAATTTGAGTTGCCCGACCCGAAGGTTCGTGTCTCGATCCGGTGTGAATTCATAAATGGTTGGCTGGCTTGGCACCAGACTTTGAGTCAATCCGACCGGCGTGTAAAGCTTCAACAGCTTTTCGGCGAGCGCGGTCCACACGCGGCACGGCAGCATTGTCCCCCTGGGACCACGGTTTAGGGTCACATTTTCGACGAACTGAACCAGAATTGTCAGCTTGAGTGGTCCCCCCGGCATGTTTGCATTTTCGTCGCTCGCCTCCTCGATTGGTAGCACAAGGAAGCCGATGCCCATGAGACCGTCAAGGCCTGGCCCGATGGCCATCTGAACTTTGCGATTCAGCGCATCCTCGATGTCTCCCGGCTCGACGGCCACACCTACCCGCGCGCCGATGATGGCGTCCGCGAGTAGGCACCCGAGAATGTCCTGCTGAATCAGCGGCCAAAGGTCTTGATAGTCCACTATGCACCCCCCTTGATCTTGCGTAGTTGAAGATTCACCCAATCGGTCGCGCCGGCATTAACCGATTCGGACCATTCCTGCTCGCTGGGAAGGATGGATCGGTCTTGGGGCACCGTCACAGACTCGGCAAACCAGTACATTATCAAGCCGGGGCGGAAATATTCTGAACCCTTTTCGCCTTTCGACGTTTTGCGCGTGCGCGTGGTGGTGACCGCCTCAGCCAGTCCGCCAACCCTGCCCTTGCCTTTCCAGAACAGCACCAGGTTGCCGAACTCACGCGCCCGCATTCCGTACGACTCAGCCCGAGCCGGTATGGCAAGGTATTTGACGCCCGCCGTCTTTGTTCCAGGGAAAATTGTGATGTCACCAAACGCCCGCATCAAACCAGGCATGGTCGGGCCGCCCAAAGTAACAGTTGCGGAATTGGCCTGAACTTGAAGGCAGTCACCGGGATTGATCTTTTGCGCGATCCGACCCCAATAGTTCGTCCGGCGGCCGCCCAGCTTATTGGGGTGCCCGATGCCCCATTGCATGACGTGCAGTGAGGTGTCGTGAATCAATCGCCGCCCCATGGCACCGACGAGGGGCCCCTTGTTGCGCAGCATCGCGATGGTCTGCCGCAGTGCCGGCGTGGCCGTATCCGACACGATGGAAATCGTCATGTTCACGGGGTCACCTCCACCTTCACGCGAAATTTTAGGTCGCCCGATTCCAGGGATTCCTTTAGCGTCTTGAGTATGTCGGCGTCAAACCGGTCCTCGCCGACCTTCACCTTGTCGGATCCAAATTCAGTGTCATCCGCCTCGACGCCGTCAGGATCTCCGCCAAGAGCCTCAAAATCGGCAGCGGAAACTGGAACGCGAACCATTCCGGAACCGTAAGCGAACGGCTCGAAATCGTTTCCCAGCGTGTCGCTGTGGTCCCCGGCACCGTCGCCCAACGCCTGCCAGACCTCGCTGTCCTTGCGCGCTACCATGCGCCCAGACGATTCAAAGATCGCTGATGCCTCATCATCGTCCGCCTCGTCGAGAGCCGCCGCCCAGCGGCCTTCCTTGCCGTCCCATGCGTCCTCGGGCACTTCCTCTTCACCTTTCTTGGTCTCCTTTGTTCCGCGTGGAACTTCAACAGAAAATCCTCGGACAAGCTCCCAGGCGGGGTATTCCTCCAATTCAGCAGCTTCATTGCCCCAAATGTTCTTGGCCGCGCCCTTCGTCATCTTGTCTTGCGTGTCCAAAATCAAATCCAGCCTTTGCGTGCTGAACAGGTCTTGCAGTGTTCCGGCCTCGGCAGTTGGAACTTCTGGGCCGCCTGGGAATCCCGTCGCCGGGTCGTATCCAAGCATTTGACCAACCGCCTTTAGCTTCAATCGGGCGTCCGCGACCGTGTCGGAGGTCTGATCTTCCATGCCGGACAGAATTGCCGTGATGGCGTTGCGCACGCCCTGAACCGCCCCGGCATTAGTCATGCGAGCGCTGAAGAGCGATTGGCGGAGGATGTTTGAACCCAACTTGCGAAGCTCATCGGTCCCGAGCGAGGTCGGAAGATCCTCGCGGGCGTCGGCGACTTGTTGGGCGAGCGAAAGCATTTCAGGTATGACCAATGCGGTCGAAGCTGTGGGTGGACATGTAAACTCCCCGGCGGATGGCGGCTACGCCCCCGGGCGCTTTGATCTCTCGCTTGGAAATCATGACAAAATATTCCTCGGCCTTTTTTGCGTCATCCTCGCGGTTTTCAGCAAGGGCTTTGCCGGTCGGGATTGCCAGCAGATAACGAAATCGTGCAATGGCAATTGCTCGATTCTTTTCGCCCGCCGGAATGGTTCCAGTAGCCGGAATCAGTCCGGTGGTTGAATCAAGCAGACGACCCGCGTTCAGGTAGGCGTCCGTGATCTGGTCCATCACCTTGATGATGATGTCCGGCAATGCCACGCTGTGCGCATCGCCCTTGGCTGAATCATACGCCGTCAGTTCAGAATCGTTGAATTGATTCAGAACTTCATCCGTGGTCAATGCGCTCCAGCCATTCATATTTCTATTTGCAAAAAAAGGCGGCGGGCCATGACACCCGCCGCCAGTATTAACCCACACTGAACGTTACGGCGTCACCAGCCAGTCGAGCTGCAAATTGAACCCGCCGTAATTGCCCGGGTTGTTGGTTCCGACAACGGTGAACGAGTACCTGTACACACCGTACCCATCGCCCTGGGCCTGATTGATGTTCGTGAATGATCCGACGTAGGTATTCGACGCCGTGATATTGTTATTCCAAGTCAGCAACGGGTTGTAGGTAAATGCGAAATTGGTGCCCGCCGCCGGGTTGGTGTAATTGTTGTTCGGACCCACGACGCCGTAAAGGTTGAAGAAAACCTGATTGGTGCCGATGCCGTTAGTAGTGCCGCCATATGGCGAGTATTCAGACAGCAGAAAGTTTCCGTTGTGCCAGCCGATGGGGTTCAGCTGGTTCGTCAGAAACCCGGTGTACGTCACGTTGTTTGTCACAAAGCCGTTGAAGGCCGTGTAAACGCGCGGCACAACATAAGTTTGCGCCTGCGCCGGAGCGGCCATGAAGAGCGCGGCCAAAAGCCCGAGGCTGACCGTGAATTTTTTGAGCATGTTCATATTTTTTTCGTGTTAATGCTGAGTGGTATCAGCTGATGGCCACAAGCTGTATGCCGGTCGTGTGTTGGGTGTGGAGATACTCGAAATTCTCCACCGTGAGGACGATTTTCTTGACGCCAAGTTCGTTGACGTAAACCGCATATTCGCCGCCGCCGCCGGCGCCGTTCGTGACGTGCCGGACAAGGTTGGAAGCGTCCATCGGGGTTACGTCCTTGATGCCGGTGAAAATCAGGACGTTCTGGCCAATCAATTCCTGCTTGGCCGTCGCCGTGTTCTGGTAGCGTTCCATGTTGATCAGCGTGGAGGAAACGCCCAAGGCGGTCGCGAGCTGCTCCTCGTTGTACACAGAGGCCCGGGCCAGAGATCCGGCTGTAAGCTGGCTCTCGTAACTGGTCGCCCGCTTGAGGAACGCCGCGTCACCATACGCCACGTTTTGCGCATAGAAGCCGGTGGTGTTCGCCGTGTTCAGGATGATGTTGCGGATGTCCAAATCAGGATTTGCCGCGCTGTCCCAGGTCTTTCCGGAGTTGATTGCCGCCGCCGTGTAAATCGCAATGGCTTCCTGAACCGTGGCCCGGTTCAAGAGGTCGATCAACCACTTGGTGTGGATCTGCTGCCATTCGGGCTTATCCTTGAGCTCGTCCCGGTCAAGCACCACGGACAAGCCGCGATTGTTGATCTGGAAATCGCTCTTGGACGCAACGCGCTGACGAACCTCGGCGAAGTCGGCGAGGATTCCGCGCTTCACCTTGTTGTAATCAACGGTTTCCCATGGCTCGTTTTCGTTGTACGTCATCAGCCGGACGATGCGCGAGTTGCTGGGGCGGGGCGGGGCGAGATAATCGCGCAGCCGGGACAGCCCGTTGCCCACCATGGAATCGTAGCTGGCGGCAAAGAGTGTCAGCTCCTCGATTTGCTCGACGGAGCGGAGGAGGGAATCGTTGGACAGGCAGACGGTCCCGGAGGCCATGCTGCCAATGTCGTTTGAGAGCACCACGCCCGCGCTTTGTAAGGCAGCCTGGCGGGCGTTGGAAAGGGCAATTTGTTTCATAATCGTATGTATTAGACCGGGTTGGTGGGATAGGTCAGGGTGCCGTTAGTGTTCACCAACTGGTAAGGGTCAACCGGCACATAAGGCACCTCCATCGTCGAATTCGTCGCGACGATGGTTGCGGCTGCGCGACCGACGACCCAGTAAGTGCCGTTGGCGACACCGGCTTGACTGATGTCCTGCACGCATCCGAGCGGGGCGGAGACCAACAGCTTGTCGATGGTGACAGCGGTGCCGCCGGCAGCGATGCCCAATTCAAGTCCGGGCCGAGCACCGAGCCGGCGAACTGCCATCACGTCGCCGATAGCGTACGGCGCGTCAGGGCTGGGTCCGAGAGGGAACGGGCCGCCCGCACCACCGTTGCAGATATCGCCGTATTGGTAGCCAGAGGCACCGCGCTTGATCAGCAAATAACGATTCGAGAAAGGCAGTGAGGTTGAGGCCGGGTCAACAAAAAGCGACTCAATGCCGTGCTCGTTGAACATGCCCAATGCATTGGCAAGGGCGATCTTTTTAGGGCGGTCGAATAAAGCGCGAAGCGTGCAAAGCATGAGCGCCAGTTTAATTTTCGGTTGTTTCATTGGTTTGGTTGATGGTTGGTTTTGTTGTGGCGCTTACTTTTTTACGGCGGCGGCGGCAGCCGCTTTGACGGCGAGATCGTGCTCGCGCTGACGCTTGATGACGCCAAAAGCCTGTTCGCGAGTGAGGCCCAGAATCATTTTAGAGCGGATCTCAATTTCGTCCGCGCTGGCTTGCTTCTGTTGGGCCTGATATTCCGCAATCAGCTGGTTGGCGGCGGTCAGTTCGACGGTAAGCCGGTCTATGGTCTGCTTTGGGGTTTCGGTTGCTTCGGCCATAAATTATTGAGCTTTGGGGGTGATCTTGGTTGCGAGTCCGGCATATTTCGGCAACTTCATGACGTTGGCGTGCGCTTTGATAACGTTCTGGCCGGTGACGATGAGTTCGGCTTGCAGGGCCGCATTGTATTCCGCTGCCGTCTGCTCGGCTTCGTTTTCGAGTGCGGAATTTTGTTTGCCGCCGATGGCGTCCATCTTGCGGATCGGCTTCGCGGCGAGCAACGCGGCGGAATCCTTCGCAAAGTCGGCGCTGTTTTCCAAAGCGGTAACGGTGGCGGCGCGGTCGGCCACATTTTTTGAGCCGCGCTGAATGGCGAGGTCGGCGGCCAATTCGGCGGCCTGTTTGCGAGCGGACTTGTGCGCGGCCTGCTCATTGGCGAGAGCGGTTTTCGATGCGCTCAATTCGTTTGCGAGCGCCACGGACTTGGTCTCAAAGCTGTCCTTTTCATTGGCGAGAGCGTTCGATTGCTCATCGTTTTTCGCCGCCACTTTTTGCACGGCGGCGACAACCGCTTGATCGGATGAGTCGTTGGCCAGGACGATCCCTTTCGCGGCCAACCAACCCAGAAGAATTTGTTTCATAAGTGTTTTTCTAATGTTTTGGTGATTTTGTCAATGTTTAGTTTTTGAATCGCGCAGCCCGGCCCATGTGATAATTGGCGGCCGCTTTGTGGAACTCGGCGGCGTCGGTGTCGCCCGCCTTGTCGTGCGCCGCAGCCGCTTTCATGTGCGCCTGGGCGGCTGCATGATGACTCGCCTTGTCATTCGCGGCGGCGGATTTAAGATGCGCCTGCCGGCTCGCCTCATGCTCCTTGCCGTGCGCTTCGCCTCCGGCATATTGGTTTCCGTGAAATTCGTGACCGACGTAATCGCCATTTTGCAGCGCGGCCATGATTTCTTTTTCACCTGCGTCGTTGGCAAGGGTAACTCCCTTGCCGATCAGAAGCCCGATTATTTGTTCTTTTAACATAGTGTTTGGTTGGTTTATTGGTGGAACGGTAATTGGAGTGGGCGAATTTTGATTCGCGAGACTTTCTACTCCTGAAATATTCGGGAACTGCGTGAGCGCAACAGACAGCAGCTTGAACGGTCGCGCGCGGATCGCGTCCCCGTCGTTGCCAATGGGCTGAACCAGCCAGAACGCGGACGGCAATTTCCAGCCGGAAGCAACTGCGTCCGCGCCGTCATTATCGAGCGAGAAATGAGCCTCGATGCCGCGAGCTGTCTTGCGAATCTGATCCACCACGCCCAGCTTTATTTTCTTCGTCTCATTGCCCAACGCCTTGGGGTCGTGATCGTTCAAATCACCGTGGCCTTTGAAAATCGGGATGCCAACAAACGCACGCTTGAGCTTTCGGAAAAATGAATTCTCGCCGTCCAACAGGGCGTCGGCGGATTGGTTGTCGAGCACCTGAATGAACTTCTGAGTTTTCAGCTGACCATTCTCGCGATACAAGCGCGTCTTGGGATGGTCGCCGAATGGAGCAATTAAAGCCCATCCCTCATTATCCAGTGGCCCGGGCGCATCATTGGCCAGCACCGGCTCGTCGTCGCAACAGGCTGCCATGGCGTCGTGTCCGCACGCAATGCCTTCGTGCATCGCAGCGTTGCCTGGCTTTCCGTCATCCGTCGCGCGTTTCGCCGCCACGCGATGAAGCTTGGCTGCCCGCGTATGCAAAACACTGTCCGACTTGGCATGCGCTTCACCGCTGGCACTGTGCGCCGAACTGGCCGCGTCGGAAAGTTCCGCGCTAAAATTGCCGGCTTCCCCGCGCGTCTGATCGGGGTCAAATGCGTTGGCTAATGGGATCATGTTTTTTTGGCGAGTGCTTTCGCCAGCTTTTGGGTTGTGAAATCGTTCAAAACTTTTGCCGCCTTCGGATATGCGTTTATGTCGCCCAGCAGTTCAATCAGTGGACCGCGTTCGGCGACAAACTCTTTGAGTTTTTTCACCATGAGCGAATCATCCTTGATTTTTTCGATGGATTGCAAGGCATTTCTCACCGGGTCAAGATCGTCGGAGCGCGCAGCAGCCAATTGATTGGCCGGTTTCATTACTTCATTTTCCAGAGCGATCTTGCGGATTTTTGAGGTCACCACACGCCGCAATGTTTGCGCGGCGCGCGTGTTGCCGAGGCCCAGCGAGTCCAACTCGACCAGCTTGGAATTCGGGATCGAGTAGCCCAACGCGGGCGATTGCAACCCGGCCTGACTCCATAGCCCGGCGTCATCAACCTCGGGCGTGCCCATGCGCTTTGGAATTGGCATTTGACGCGAGGCCGCCTGCGAATAATAGGGAGCGCCCGGCTTGGCAAGGTCGGGATTGCGTTTCGGATCAGCTCCAGCTCCAATGGTGGCGTCTTGCGATTGCATTGCCGGCTGCGTTTCTTCTTTCGGCAACTCCCCATTAATGAGCGGGTCCGTCTCCTCACCGGTGGCATCGCTGGCGACAGGCGGCTTCGGTGGTGCCGCAGGTTTCGGCTTGGCCGCAGGTTTGGGTTGCCCGGGCTTGGCTGGCGCGTCCTCGTCATCCTCTTGCGGAGGTCCTCCGGCACCCATTGGCGGGGCGGGCGGTTGCAAGCACGGCTCGCCGGCCTGGGGCACCGACCAGCGGAAACGCTTGTAAACTTCCTTCATCATCACCTTGAATCCCATTGGGACCAGCCCCTGCAGCGCCAGCAAATCATCGGGCGACGTGTCGGCAAGCGGCGGCATCAGGACGAACCACGCGCGCGGCTCCTGGTTGAACAGGTAACGGATAACTGGCCGGTCAATACGTTCGTTAAAAACTCCAGTGCACCATTTGGCGTCGCGGATCAGCAGAATGCCCGACTCCTCCTTTTGCACGCTCGCGCCAACGGCACCCTTGCCGCCGCCGCCAGATTGGCCGCCTTGACCGGCCTGAGAAGAGCGCGAACCGGTGGCGAGATCCACGCCGCGGTAGCACTTGGCGTAAAGCCCATTGATGAACTCAATCATCGGATGGAACGGGGTCTGGTTGCGTGATGCCTGTTCGAGGAATTTCAGCTCCACCCCTTTGTTGTGCAGCGATGCACCGTCATTGGCCAAAGTTTGCAAGGCGGTCATTGCCTGCGTCCATTCAGGCGATCCCTCTTGCGCATCCGTTATCGCCTCCAAAAACCCGCTTCCGTAGCGCGTGTTGAACAGCATCCAGTCGCGCAACGAAAACATTTTCATCGCGTACGCAATTCCAAGCGAACGCATCCAGCCGATGTTAACCGCAGTCAACCATTCGCCTTGGACACACGGTATTCCGTACATGTCAAAGATGTGGGGCATGTAGCCGAGATAACCGCGCCGGCATTCAAAAAACCAGAGCGGCGTGTGCCGGAATTCGGCGGTGACTTCGCGGGCGGCGGCGTTGTCCACGCGCAGCAGCATTTCATGGATGCTGAATTTGTAATCAACGGCCGAGAAAACCTGATAGATCAATTCATCTGTGCCGCCGGTTGTGTCCTGTTCTAGCGCCTCGGTCGCCTGAACATTCTCGTAAAAATATTGGAGCGCCGCCGCGTGTTCGTCGCCGTCCGATGAGCCGTCCGAAACGATTTGCCATTCCATGCCCGTGGCATCTGACTTTCGTTTGTCGGAATTGACGGCCAGTTCGCCATCACGTTCCATCATGACTTCCCAGGTCTTGCCGATCTGACGGAAATCACCAATCCGAAAGGCGTTCATCTGCCTCGACAATTCGTCTATGTCGAGCGACGGCATGGGGGAATATTTGAGGCGAATGGCCCATTCGATGCGAGCCTGGTTGAACTGCGATGCGCCGGTTTGATTCATGTCAGTGAGCCCACTTTAAGCCTACCCATGCCAAGATTTCCAGCATTATGTTGGATCGTCAGCCCGGTTACGCGACTGGACGACACCGGCAAGCTGCCGTGTTCTGCCGCGCGAACCGCCAGCGCCAAAGCCCAAAAATGATCAGCATGACCGCTCTCAGTGCGCGTGGCCGCAATGCTGGTTCGGCCACCGGGTGTCGTGATTCGCTCTGGCTTGCGCAAATCCTCGATCGCGTCAGAGTCGAGCAAGACCTCGATCGTCAAAGAGCGGTCCTCGAAAACTTTCAGCAACGCCGTGGCCATGTTTTCGGTCACCCTCGCCGTTTCCTGCTTGCGCCCTTCGGCGCGGATGAAGTCGTTTATAGGCTCAGTGCAGGCAAAGTTCACGCCGGCAATCCTCGCCCGCCCCCAAGATTGCGCCTGCGAAAACTCGACCAATCCCAACCCGAGACCAGTCATGTCGATGCAACCGCCGCGAAACTTTGGCATTCGGCAAATGAGTTCGAGCTGATTCTGTTGGTCGGGCAAACGCATCCCGGCCATGCGCAACACGCCCAACACGCGGCGGGATTGTCCCTGCCTCTCAAGGACGATGATCACGGACAAATCGCGGTTACGACCAACGTCCTGGCCAAGGAACAAGTCGCCCTCCGCGCGGAACAATCGCGCTATGGTCACCGCCGACCAAGATTGATCGTTCATCGGGATTCCATCACGCAACGCCTGCTGGATAAGTTCGTTAGTGAGCAAGCACATGTTTTCATCGTTGAACTTGCACTCGTAGTTCTGGTCGTAGGCGCGTTTGTCCAGGGCCCGGGAGCGGGCGACGTCGGGGGTGATCTCTTCGCGAGTGTTGGGGTCGTACACAGGGACCCCCATCTCGTATGCGCACTGCCGAGTCACGCGGCTTAGTCTGAATCCTGCCGGCGTTGTGAACACCTCGCCATTCTGCGGGCCGGCACCCGAGGTCATGCGGTGGAACATGTTGTATTTTCCGTTGCCGGTCGATGCGATGCGGCAAAGATAATCGCGATTGCTCGACAGGATTGGTTCGGCTGCTTCCCAGATGGCGCTGCTGTTTTCGTGGAAGGCGAATTCATCGAGGATTAGATCGCCGGAGAAGCCGCGGGCGGTGCGGGGATTGGCCGCCAGCACCTTGATGCGTCCGATTTTTCCACCGACTTTTATACGCACCTCGAACCGCATGTTTTCGTAGGTGGCATCCGGTGAATCGTCCATCGTCTCGAACACGGCGCCAAGCTCTGTGCAGATGGCTCCGGCCCGCGCGGCAAACTCACCACCATTGTCGCGTGAGTTACTCAGCACGGTGACAAGCCGGCCCGGGCGAGTCAATAGCCGGTCCACTGCCCAGGCTGCCAGCACAAAGCTCTTCCCGATCTGTCGCGACCAGTGAATAATGAGGATGCCGGTTGCGTTGTCGCGGAAGATCGCCAATTGATACGGACGGAACGTTAGTTGCCCCTTCAGCACACCGCCTCCTCGCCAAACAGTTTGATTCGCGCCTGCTTGATCTTTTGTTCTTCCGTCAGGGTTGAATCGGCTTTGATGGACCGCAACGATTCGATTTGAGAAAGTGCCAGTTCGGCGGCGCGAAACTCGAACTTATCGCGATCCAGTTTTAGATTTTGCGCTGCCAGATCCTGCTTTATTATTGCGACCCCCAAATCAAAATCACCAGTCTGCTCCGCTCGCCGGTATCCCTTGGACAATACCGCCTCGCGAGCCTGGTCGAGGCTCCATGTTGGATTATCTTCAATCGCACGCTTGAGCTCTTCGCGTTGCAGTTCGGCTTCCTCTCGATACCTCAATTCATGTTGCCACCACGACCGGAATTTTGAAATGGTGCTGTCATGCTTAATGTCGATATCAAGCCGCTTCAGAATTTCCGCTCGCACATCGAATAGAGTTTTTTCAGGGCTCAAAAATAAGTCCATCCAGAAAGCGCGCTCCTCGTCGGTCATGTCCAGCCAAGCTTTTTTCAGATCGCCGATGGGCCCGGGAATTGCCTTTCTCGAAAGCTGAGTGGAAATCATAAAATCGGGACCGGATTGGTGATGCCATCCAAAGCGTCGATGTAATTTCCAACGTGATGATCAACGATTGGATCAAGCGCGGCGGTAAAATGCGACGTGGTCCATTTGCGCCAGATGCCCCAGGCATCAGATGCGAGCATGCGAATCAGCGGAGGATTGAACCAGAGATCATCAATTGATTTGGTCGGTTTCAGGCTGGAGATAAAAACTTCGTTTCCGCCGTGCCAGTAGACATCCCGAAATGATGGAATATGCGGAAACCTCGGAACAATGTCCTCCTCAAATACCATGCGCCAGGTTCGATCTTTAAGCGCGGAGTCGTACCAATCCGCGAATGCTTTGTTGCCGACGCGGGGTTGTCCGAACGTGTAAACTTGCGCGATGGTGAATCCTTTGCGGTGCAACTCCATTGCGGCGAGCACGGCCAGGGCACCGCCAAGCGAATGGCCCGTGACAAATATCGGCCTTGCGTGAATCGCGTTCGAGCATCCGCCCAGGGCTTCGCAGATGGCGATCAGCACAGAGTTTAGAGCCGCTTCAAAGCCGCGATGAACGCGCGCGTTTAGTCCGCCGGCTGACATGAGCAAGCGCCGCTCAAAGTCGGCATCGGTCAGCCAGTTGCGGATTGAGTGCGTGCCGCGAAACGCGATCACGGTTGAGTCCGGCAACTGCTGGATTGTCAAATGCGTGTCGGTCGCAATCTCGCTAATGTCGGATGTTGCGTATGCGCCGGCGCTCGCTTTGCAGCAGTACCGGGCGTTTTCGAGATCAAACAATTTGGCTTGAATGTTCATGTGGTTCGAGTCGTGAATTTTGGCCAATCGAAAATCAGCACAGAGGTCTTGCGGCGGGCGTTCGTTTTGTACGGGCCGCCAACGCAGCCCGCTTCCTCCAATCGTTTGCACCGATCGCAAACTGGCGATCCCTTTTTCACCTCCAACGCCAGCCGACCGCAATCACAGTGCATGATCTTGGCGGTCTTCATCGCTCAGAATGTGAAGCCCATGCCTCCGCGAACTGCCGGAGTGCCGTCGAATGTCACACCCTTTTCCCATGGAATCGAAAGCGAAGCCGTTGCGTAGGTGATCCGCGTCATGAATTTTGTGATCTTCAGTTCCGGCTCGACCTTGAGCCGCAACGTGGTGGTGCCGGGAATCTTCTGCCCGCCGACCAACGCGTTTAATTCCATCTTGAAATCGTATTCCTGGATGATCGCAAAACCAATACCGCCTTCGCCGGCATTGAGCGCGGACCCGACGCCAAAACAGTCGCCCTCGGCCGTAACATTCCAACGTCTGAAATTGTATTGGGCGCGCAGGTAGTCGCTGGCCCCCTGGCCGGTTGTCTGGTTGTAGCCGTCCTCAAATTGCAGTGTGGCCGTCCATGTGAAATTCGTGTTGAAGCTGGTGCCCCAATCCGCCGCCTGGTTGAAAAAATTCAGCTCGACCGGCGCGTTCGTTTGACCGCGTGCTGATAAGGCGAACACAGTTGCGATTATGGCGTATGCCGCGATGATGAGTAGTTTTTTCATACTTAAGTTGTTCAATTTAAACTGGTTATGTGTTTGGACGGGGTTTTATTCCCGCTTTTGCTGACACACTAGAATTACCGTTTAAATAGTTAATGTCAACGGAAGATTTGGCACACTTTCTGTCACAAAGCACTTTGGGCTTGACAAGCTGTTGCCTGACCACCAATAGTATTCCACTCCTGACACGCGCATATTGTCTTTCGGTTGGCATGATATTCGCTTTCGCTCAATTCCAAATTTGGTACAGTTTTCCATCATTTGTCTTAAAGTTGGAATAGTGTCTCACGTAAAGTGGACATGTCTCACAGTAATTGGACAGAAATCGGGCGTCTGGCGGTAGAATCGTGCTCAAATAGGTTGGCACGCAAGCCGCTATACCACAATTGCGATTTACGAGCCCGATCCCGGGGCGAACCAACAGGGCGAGCGGCTGAGAGGCCGGATGAAAAAATATGACGACTCAAAACAAAAACACGGAATGGATTACAAACGAAGTCCAGGTTGATCGGTATGCTCGAATCCGGCTTGCTGGTATCAATTACAAAGAGGGAAGTGACCGGCCCGACGAATGGGGTGGTTTGTACGTTGCTCCGATCACAATGATTAGGGGTTGCGAAGTTCCGACCGGCCAGCTTTGCATTTTTTGCACCACGAACGGAGACCCGACTCGCATTGGTTTTATCACCGACGGGGATGTTGTCTTTGTTCAAGACAACGGGGATGGAATCAACGAGCAGTTGCTTGAGGTGTTGAATCGCGCGGACTGGGAAGACCCGCAATGCGGTGAGGGTTATTCTTATCTGGTTCGCGATGCGCTCAATGCGGTGGGGCTGTGAGGACGAAACGCGGGCAACCGCGTCCGGTGGTAGGTCCACCGCTGATGAGTCCAGCAGACGCACGCACGGCTGAGAGGCCGGATGAAAATATGAAAATCGAAATCTACGATGAAACTTACGCCGGCTTGAAACGCATCGCAATCCGAACCATGTCTGCAGACAAGCGCGTGCGGTACGGCGGGCGGACGTGGGTGGTCGTGCGCCGTGGGGGATTTTGGATGCTGGGGTATGTGTGCGCGAATTGAAACGCAAAATGAACACGCGATACATACATTGTCCCGCTTGCGGTGTGCAGCTAGAGGTCGCAATCAACGCGGCCAACCGGCGCCCGCGAAAGGTGGTAGCCGACTGGACAGCGGTGGACTGGACGCGGCGCAACATGGACCTGGCCGCGCAACTCGGAGTGCATCCGATCTACGTCAGCCGGATGCGCCGTCAATTCGCGCCGGCAACATTGTCGGATGCGCGCAAAAGAAAACCCGCGGTCTGATTCTCGCGCCCTGCCCCTCACGCGGGGGCAGGTTGCGGAAATTAACAAAAACTTAACAACAACGAAAAATATGAGCACAAAGAACCAAAACTACGTTGTCCAATATAACGGTGAACCGCTCACCCGCCTCTCGTTTGAGGGCAACAAGGCAAACGTGACCACGGGCGACATTATGGACGCCATTTGGTACACGGCGGAAGAGGCCGCTGAGTGTGCGGCGGCCATTGGCACCGGAGCGGAAGCGGTTCGCCATTAACCATTAACCATTAACCATTAACCATTAACCATTAATAACAAAAATATAATGAAAACATATAACACAATTGAAGAAGTCAAAGCAGATATTAAGGATGGCGTTTTAACGGTCAACGAATCGGTCACGTTTAATTTTTCGCTAACAATTGAGGCAAACCTTAAGATCGCGGGGGACATCAACTCGAGGAACATCAACGCGGGGGACATCGACGCGTGGGACATCAACGCGGGGGACATCGACGCGTGGAACATCAACGCGGGGAACATCAACGCGATGAACATCGACGCGGGGAACATCAACGCGGGGGACATCAACGCGGGGGACATCGACGCGATGAACATCGACGCGGGGGACATCAACGCGGGGGACATCCAATTTTACGCTGTCGCATTTGCTAATACTTCTTTTGCCTGCAAATCAATTATGAGTAGCCGCAAAAACTCAAAATTCTTTTGCCTGGATTCAGAAGTCAAATTCAAATGAAAGCAACCGAACTAATAAAATCGCCGTGCATGGTCGCGGTGTGCTCATTCTGTCGCAAATTCATCGGCTTCCGGCCGGTGGAAAAAGGCGACAAAATGAATGGTCAATTAACTCACGGCATTTGCGAGCGATGCCTGAAAAATGAAATGGCAAAACTGACACCTGTGCCGGGGGAGTTGCTATGATCTATTATTCGCTCGTCCCGCTCGGTCATGTCGTCCGACCGGGTGATATATTTTGGTGGTCGACACGGGAAACATTTGAGCAGGCGGTATCGGTCCAGCTGTTAGTTTCGCAATCTGGATTGATGCCTGGCTATGAGGCGCTAGGAATGCGGTTTTTGCGGAGAATAAAACTCGGTTAACTAAAGGTGAATAAATGAAAATGAAAATCTATTCGGTTTTTGGAAAACTTCTGTTTGAGGGTGATTTTGCGGACATAAAAGAGTGTTTTTTGGCGGCTTTAAAATCCCGTGCGGATTTGCGCGATGCGGATTTGAGCGATGCGGATTTGCGCGGTGCGGATTTAAGCGGTTCAAATTTAAGCGGTGCGAATTTGAGCGATGCGGATTTGAGCGATGCGGATTTGCGCGGTGCGAATTTAAGCGGTTCAAATTTAAGCGGTGCGGATTTGCGCGATGCGGATTTGAGCGATGCGAATTTGCGCGGTGCGAATTTAAGCGGTGCGAGTTTGCGCGGTGCGAATTTGCGCGGTTCAAATTTAAGCGGTGCGGATTTAAGCGGTGCGAGTTTAAGCGGTGCGAGTTTAAGCGATGCGCATTTGAACGGTGAATTAAAAGCCAAAAAAATGCGCGTCTTCAACGGGCTGTACAAATATCAAGTCTGGGCTGTGCTGGCTCAGGACGGCACGCGATACGTCCGAATGGGATGCTTGTTCTACAGCCTTGGAGATTGGGGTAAAATCGGCATCCGAAAATCAAACGAATCGGAATTTCCTGATGACGGTTCTGAAAAATGCGAGGAGCGGGTTGCCGCGTTTGAGTTCGCGAAAGCGGCCGCGATGCGGCTGAAATAGAAAGGAAAATTATGATCACAAAAATTGTAAACGGAATACCATGCACGCGGATATGCGTGATGGGACTGGGCGGGGAACGCAGGCTTTGGTACCCGACGATCGGCCTGCCTCGGCTATCCGGTCGTGAAACTTACTGGCACGCGACCGATGCGCCGGATGACGCGGGGGCAAACGATGCCGCTCCCGAGCAGGTGGACGGACAGGCGGGGGCAATTGAGACCGCAGGAGGTGCCAAATGAACGCTCAATTCAGCTGGCTGGATATGTTCAGGGTGGCCGACGTGTGCGTTGCACATTGGGCGGACCTGGTGAAGAGGAAACATATGATCGGTGCCGCAATGGCGGCCTTCGGCATCCGCACCTGCTGGCGGATGTCCGACGCCGAATCGCGGTCAATGATCGCGGCGCGCGTGGCCGTCTGGCGCTACCTCGGCAAGGAGCGCGTCGCCAAAATTAGCCAGAGCGTGCTCCGACGCGAGCGCGAACGCTTAATTCAAGTCCGCACTGGAGGTGCTTGGGGATTTGACGCACGCCTACCGGCTGCTTGAGCTTCAGTGGATTCAGCGCCAGCAAGAGCGATTCGGAGGTGCAAAATGATTATTCCCCCTCCAACTCGACACGGATCGTTCGTTAAAAGCGCGTTCGGGTTGCCACCACCGTTGACGAACAGCACGCCCTGCAAAACAAAATCCGCGACCTCGAAAAAGTCCAGCGCACCCAGCGCCAGCAAATTTTCAACGTCGAGGACGAAATCAAGGGCAAGCGCGACTTGCTGATTGAAAAGCTGGAAAAACGGTTGAGCCAGAACACGTCCAGCGAGCATTTGTTTTCCATCCGCTGGCAAGTGGTATGAATTTCATCGTCCCGGCCAATAAAATAAGAGCGCAAAAATAAATTTTTGTTTTGATTTCAGCCCCACAATTAAAACAAGATTGACCAAGACGAATCGTATTACATTTTTTGGAAACACCTTTGCCCATGCCGAAACTGGTTTCTCGTGCCGGCCGTTTTGAGATGCAAACGGAAGGCTACCGGGCGTTTATTCCCGCGCCGCTGCCGCCCGAACCGCCCGTCTCCCGCGACGCGGAACTGGACGCCTTGCTTTCGCGATCAGTGTGTACTGCCTTCTCCGCCTTGCCTGGTCCGTCATCACTGGTTTTGATTAAATCGAATTTTCCATGCGCGCCCGCGCCCGCGCCCGGTGGGGAGTCTCACCGGGCGCTATTGCTTTGCTCAGAACAGCGAGCCCTGTTCATTTGCGATGCACGCCGGAGAGAACCAGAG